GTTGGATGCGTTACGTATTCTAGTTCGTTGTTGTTGCGCTGCTGCTTTCTTTTTAGCGACTGCTGACTTTTTCTTGTTTAATCTATCATTATAATCTTTGATAGCATCTGCTGCACGTTTTAGATTACTAATAAAACTAAAACCATATGGCTCTGTAATTACAAACTGAAAGTCATATTCTGCGGCTGGCGAACCTGTATCCTTAGGACCTGCAATTTCAAATTGCAACTGATCTATAGTATAATCGAAGTTAAAGCTAGGTGCTCGTTGCTCAAAAGTATTATTAACGCCGCCTGTTTGCGCTACAATATAGGCGCCTGCTGATACTGCTTGGTTATCAACAATTGGTTTATTAGCACCGGCAAATGCTAGTCCCAACTTATTAATATCTCTGTAGCCATTTTCTTTAAAAATTTCTAATGCATCTGGTGTAACCATGTATAACGATAGTTGATAATTATAGCTTGACAATGCACCCAATGGGTTCTTTAGACGCTTACCTGGACTTAGTTCAGGATCTGCATCTTTACGTAACTTAATCTGAGGCTTCTTTTTGCCCTTATCATCATCAGCAGTTCCCTTTACCTGTTTCTTAGGTTTAGCACTACCTACTGGTTTAGGAACACGTGGTGTAGGATTAAGGCCGGCAGCTAATTGTGCTTGAGTGATTACACTAACTTTTCCTGCGGCGATAGCGGCTGCAAGTTTTTTCTTAGTTAAACTAGCATTTCCTGCTTGAAACTCGCTTAGTTGAGTGACTTGAGGATTAAAAATAATAATCTTGCCATCAACCATTCTTGCTAGACTATACTTGTTTAAGTAAACGCTGCCGCCGGCTTTTAATGTGTCCATTGCTTTGTTTAGTTGTTGTTGTCTATCGTTATTATTACTTGCCATAAAATTTTAGATTCCAAGTGCTAATTGCAGCGTGGCAAAGTTTGGTACATATATTTCTATACCTGCTACTAGATTAAAATATGGATCAGGACCAAGTTTATTTGGATTTCTAGCAGCAAACACCCACCACAAACTAGCATCACCATATAAGTCAAATGCAAGTAAATCAGGTCTATATTGATAAACTAGTGGAACTTGATAATAGACATCATTAGGATTTTGAGGAATTTCTCTATATTCTAAGAAATCTAAAAAATTATTTTCTACTATGTTTGTATCATAGTAAGGACTAGTTTGTGGATATGTATAGGCATTTGATGCTCCTGACATTACCACATACCTCCACCAGGTCTAGTAGTTCCCTTAACTAGATAACCACTAGCGTAATCATTAAGACTAAAGTAATTCGATACTTGATTTCTACTCATAATTGGTATGCATCCAATAGATAACTGTATTTTTGTTGGTACCCACGTTGTAATATCTTTTGGTGCAAAGTTAAACTTTGGAGCTGGACATGTGCCGCCGGGTTTTAAACCTTCACCAAGACGATCTTGTGATTGACTATTACTTATACCCATTTCGGTATAGAGAGTATTAAGTGAGTCTTCAAAATTAGATTCAAATTTACTGACCGGTGCAGTGGTTTTAATGTAATCAACATCATTAGGTAAATTGTAGTTGAAGCTGTTTATAGCCAATGGATGTGCAGAAAACTGGTACCCTCCCATACCAAACATATAGCAAAGGGGAGGTGGCGTGCCTCTTACTGGATATGTATCTTGACCATAAAACATTTTAGTCATTGTTTTAAAGAAGTGAATTGTGGCCAATAGGTATCTTGCCTCATACACATCCTGTGCAGTAAATTCACAGGTGATCGTAATTTGATCGACACTACTGTTAGTGTATTGAAACACTTTATAGTTAGTATGAACCAAATCAATTGGATTATAGTTTGCTTGATAATTGACAACGATCTGCGGGGTATAAGGAAATACAACCCCTTGTGTTGCTTGTAGTGGTTGTAAAATACCCGGATTAGTGCCAGCGTATAGATAATTACTATTTGGTGCCAGTGATAGTCGAACTCTCCAGTCATCATATCCTTCAAAATCAGCCTGATCAAATCCACTTTGAATGCTTTGAGCCAAAAGAATATCAGAGCCATCAAATCCAGGATCAACTTCAGGTTTGCCAGGAATGATGATGACTTGACCAACCTTAATCAAGTTTGGGTTTTTAATATTTGGATTAGCTTTAAGCAGTGCATCAACGGTAGTACCATATCTTTTAGCAATTGCAGATAATGTATCACCCTTCTTAACTACATATTCTGTGCCTGTGCCCGGATCGATAGGTGTAGTAGGTGCACCTTTATTATCAGTAACTGTTTTCTTTTCAGTTATCTTTTTAGTAACTTTTTTAGGCATGAACTGCGGCATATTGCAGTTTGTATATTGTTTGTCCCTAAAGAATTTTGCTGCGCCGGCAGCATCAAGCTTAATTGGTGCGCCACCACTAGCAAAGGCAACATATTGGTTAGGTCCAACTTTTCTTAAATTCTGTGCCTTTACTTTTCCGTCTGGTGAACCGGGTCTATTCCATTGGGCGCCTTGAGGTGCAGTCTTTAGTACTTCAGGTATACCATCGCTAACTGTTACTGTTCTAGTAGTAGAAACTGTTTTAGTTGGTTTTACGATTTTGGCAGGAGGAGTAGCTGGTCTTGCTTCTGCTGTTGGTCCCGGAACCGCTGCTTTAGATCCAGAGGTAACAGATGTTGTTGCAACCGCGGTATTATTAGAACTAGCTTTAGGGGAAGCGGTTGTCGGAGTTGTAACGTTTGTCTTAGTAGCAGCGCCTTGTAATGCTGACCTTAGTATAGCAGTGGATGTTATTAGATTAGTAATAAACGTAGCAGGTCCTGTGCCTATACCAGGTTGAAATGAGGCGATAACCTCGTTGCCGATCACTACTACATTTTCACCTTTAAATTTTCCTGTTCCGGCTTCGACCCTTGCAGTATTAAGTTGAGAAGCAGTAAAAGTTGAGCTAGTGCCAATCCTTGAATCCTCTATCTGATAATAGGTAGGTGCTGAACTATCAGGTCGGTTAATTGCCCTAAGTTCGCTTTTCAATTGGCCTAGGGGAGGGCTCAATGGTATAGTTGCAATTTTAGTACCGTTAGGTTCAACTGTAGTTGTGACTTTGACTGCCATACTTTCTCTCTGATAAATAAACTTACTTAATAGTATTTATCACAGCAAAAAACCGCTAATTTTACCCAAAGATGTTGCATTAATGCAACACTTGTAGTATGATGTATTCTAAGAATAGGGATCAACATTAATGTTACCAGCAGTAAAAAAACTAAAAAAAGTAAATTACCTAAACAATAAAGATATATTAAAAGAAATCCATTCGAGCAAAACCACTTACTGTTCATTCGTAGATCAGGAATATCATCGATATGACCTTATCATTGACAAACCAGATAGTGATTTAATTACCGCGCTCACATTTGCAGGTAAGCCTGCGCAAATCAAGGCTGCTAAAGAAGTCAGAGCAGCTAGGCTATCAATTGAAGCAGGCGAAAAGCTTGATCCAAAAAAGATACCCACAACTGATTTAATCTTTCGAGTCATGACTTGGGATCATGTACCAGTGGCACAAAAACAACCTAGAAAAACCGTCAAGAAGAAAACTGCTAAGGACATCTTTATATTTGAAGATGATGATACTGATTTTAGTGACTTAGAAGATAAAGCAACTAAAGCAGAAGTAGAAGACATGGTTCATGTCAAGGTAAACTTCCCACCTTTCCAACATTACAAGCTAGACGAAAATGGTAGTTGGGTTTGTGTTGGCAAAAGTCACTGGGTCGGTGGAATGGAAAACGGACATTTTAGTAAAGAACACGGTAACATAACTAACAAGCTAGCACGTATGTACATGATGCTTTGTGAGAAGTATGCTATGAAGTTTAACTGGCGTGGCTATACGTACAACGATGAAATGAAAGCAAGTGCAATCTTGCAATTAACTTACGTCGGTCTTAGATTCAACGAAGCAAAAAGTGCTAATCCATTCGCATATTATACTGCTGCTATCACCAATAGCTTTTGTCGTGTGTTGAATACTGAAAAGCGTAACCAAAACATTCGTGACGATATCCTAGAAATGAACGGGTTGAATCCAAGCTTTAGTCGTCAATTTCGTGATGTGGGCAAGACTAAGATTGTTCAATAAGGTCACCAAACTCATTGCTTTTTACATTTACAGGTAGTATAAGTTAAAGTATGATAAATTTATTCAAGAAGGCAGCAGTCTTTACCGATATCCATTTTGGCTTAAAGTCAAACAGCCTACAGCATAATCAAGACTGTAGTGACTTTGTTGATTGGTTTATCAGTAAGGCTAAAGAAGAAGGTTGTGAAACTTGCTTGTTCTTAGGTGATTGGAATCACCATAGAGCAAGCATCAACATTCACACATTACAGTATGGACTTAGGGCGCTAGAAAAACTCAATGACGCATTTAAAAAAACATATTTTATCCCAGGTAATCATGATCTTTATTACCGTGATCGCCGCGATGTACATAGTGTTGAGTGGGCTAACCATTTACCTAATGTAGTAATTGTTAATGATTGGTTTAGTGAGGGCAATGTAGTTGTTGCTCCTTGGTTGATCGGTGACGATTATAAGAAACTTGCCAAAATGAAGGGTAAGTATCTTTTTAGCCATCTTGAATTGCCTAACTTCTATATGAATGCTATGGTTCAAATGCCAGATCACGGCGAACTCAATGATGAGCATGTAACCGGTTTTGAGAAGGTATTCAGTGGTCATTTTCACAAACGTCAAGCCCGCAATAACATTTGGTATATCGGCAATGCATTCCCTCATAACTATGCAGACGCCGGTGATGATCAGCGAGGCATGATGATTCTTGAATGGGATCAAGAACCAGAATTTCACTCGTGGCCTAATCAGCCCAAATTTCGTGTTTATAAGCTAAGTGATATATTAGATAACCCAGAGGGCTTGCTATTGCCTAAAAGTCATGTTAGAGTACATCTTGATATTGACATTTCGTATGAAGAAGCAAACTATATTCGTGAAACACTTATTCCAAAGCATGATCTTAGAGAAATGACACTTATTCCTATGAAGGTAGATACAGTTGGTCAAGACTTAGCACCAGGCGAACTTAAGTTTGAGAGTGTCGATCAAATTGTAATTGATCAAATTACTAGTATCGAAAGTGATTTTTATGATAACAAACTACTGTTAGAAATTTATAGAAACTTATGACCAATCGATCGGAAAATAGACATGTTTGGGTTTTCAGAGAAATGCGCTCGGGCGGCACGGGATTTGCTTCTTCCCTATCTGGATTTCTAGCAAAGAAATTTCATTTTGTAGAAGAGACATTAGACAATGCAATATTTTCATCTAGTGTATTGAATAACGCTCACAATTTTTCGCTAATTCCAGAAGTAGTTAAAAAGGTAAATCCTCTTTTAATTCGTTGTACAAGACGCAATAAAGTTGAACAATTCTTAAGTAAGGAAGCGATTTTGCTTTCCGCTGAGATTATGCCAGAAAAAGCGTTGGTTAATGTACAAGAACAAACAACCAAAGAACAAATTGAGGGGTTTAATGAACTTGCCGAAAAACACCAAAAAATTATAACCGAAGCAGAAGTAATTGGTTTTGCAAAACGATGCTTAAAAAGAGACCATCTTTGGAAAGAGTATGCATCTCTTGTTGAAAACGAAACAGTATATTATGAAGATTTACTACATCCCATAACTATACCAATTGTTGATTTATACAAAGTACGTTTTTTAAATGGGCCTATTACTGCTACTCAAAAAATGCCAGAGTACAAACACAAATTATTTCCAAATTATGATCAAGTAACAAAATGGATGAAAAAATATTATTATGAGCATCGTTCTTAAGAACATCACACTTAAAAACTTTCTAAGTATTGGAGCAGTAACACAAGCAGTCAATTTTGACAGCAAAGAACTAACGCTTATTCTTGGTGAAAATCTTGATTTAGGCGGCGATGGCGCACGTAATGGTACGGGCAAGACAACTCTTATTCAAGGTCTTACATACGCATTGTTCGGTAGTCCAATCAATCAGATTCGCAAAGATAACTTGATCAATCGCACTAACGGCAAAGCAATGCTTGTCACACTTGAGTTTAGTGCTAATGGTATTGAGTACAAGATTGAGCGTGGGCGCCGTCCTAACTTGTTGAAGTTCTATGTCAATAGTGATTTGCAAGAAACTACTGATGATGCTCAAGGTGAAAATAAAGAGACGCAGCAGCAAATTGAACGTGCTATCGGTATGACTGCTGACATGTTCAAGCATATTGTTGCGTTGAATACATATAGTGCTCCGTTCTTGTCATTACCTAGTGGTGATCAACGTAAAATCATTGAACAGTTGCTTGGTATCACATTGCTCAGTGAAAAGGCTGATCTTATCAAAGACAAAATTCGTCTTAACAAAGACTTGATCTTACAAGAAGAGTTTAGAGTTAAAGCAACAGAAGATGCTAACAAGCGTGTCCAAGAACAGATTGATAGTTTGAAGCGCCGGCAAGTTCTTTGGCAAAAGCAGCATGATGAAGCACTTGCTAAACTTGTTGCAGACTATGATGAACTTAGTAAGATCGATATTGAAGCCGAACTTCAATCACATAAAGACCTCGTAATTTACAATGATCTTAAGCGTAAGCAAGAACAGTATGATGCTATTCTTGCTCGTCAAGTTGCTTGGCAACAAAAACGTGATGGCGATATTGCAAGACTCCAAGTAGAATATGACACCTTAAGCCATATCAATATTGCCGCTGAATTGCAGGCTCACAAGGACCTTACTGACTATAACATCAAGAAGGTTGAACTTGATAGTCTTAACAAAACTATTAGTTCGCTTGAGGCTATCCTTAAGAAAGAGCAAGCAGTTGTAACTAAACTTCAAGAAGAAATAAAGACCCTTGAAGACAACAAGTGCTATGCTTGCGGGCAAGACTTTCATGATGAAAATCATGCTAGTGTTATTAATAACAAGCGTGATTTATTAATTATTAGTGAAGGTGATCTTGCCCAAACCCAAAATGATTTAGAAAAAAACAAAATTTCAGTTTATGTTTTGGGCGATAGGCCAACAACACATTATAAGACTGAGGCAGAGGCAATTAAGCATAGCTCAGAACTTGAGCGAATTCAACGGCAGATTGTTGCTAAACAGAATGAAGAAGATCCTTATGCTGAACAGTTGATTGAAAATCCTTCAGTAACAGTTGGTGATATGCCGGTGACTATTTACGACACTGAGGCAGAAGCAGTTGAACATAGGACAATTGTTGCTAATCTCGGAAAGAGTATTGCTACGAAGGCAGGAGAAACTGATCCATATGGTGAGCAAATCACTGACATGGAGAAACAAGCATTACAGGAAATCAGCTTTGATAAGATTAATGAACTCACTAAATTGGGAGAGCATTACAAGTTCCTACAAGACTTGCTCACAAGTAAAGACTCATTCGTTCGTAAGAAGATCATCGATCAGAACTTAAGTTATCTAAATAGTAGGTTGACAAACTATCTTGATAAGATTGGTTTGCCGCACACAGTCGTTTTCAAGAACGACTTGTCGGTTGAAATTACTGAACTTGGTCGTGAGTTAGACTTTGATAACTTATCACGAGGTGAGCGGAACCGGCTAATACTTGGTCTTTCGTTTGCGTTTAGGGACGTATGGGAGAACCTATACTATCCAATCAACACAATCTTCATTGATGAGTTGATTGATTCGGGTATGGATACAGTTGGAGTTGAGAACAGCATGGCTATTCTCAAAGACATGTCTCGCCGACGTAACAAATCTATCTGGCTTGTATCTCACCGAGAAGAACTAGCTGGACGAGTTCCGCAAGTGTTGAAGGTTGTGAAAGAAAATGGGTTCACAAGTTACAATACGACTACGGATATTGAATAAAAAAATTTACAGACCCCATTCAGAAAGATAAGTTATAGTATGCCCTCACCTAGTAAGAACAAAGGTTCAAGCTTCGAAAGAGAAGTTGCTAATTTTCTAAGCAGCTTGTATGACGAAAGCTTTATTCGTGCGCCCGGCTCCGGTGCGTATGTGGGCGGCAAAAATCAATCTAGAAAACAATACTTAGATGAAGGGCAGATTCGTTCTTTCAAGGGAGATATTGTTCCTGGACAAAGCTTCGCAAGATTTAACGCGGAATGCAAAAGTTACAAGGACTTCCCATTTCATCAATTATATTCAGGTGAGTGCAAAGTTCTTGACGGTTGGATTGACCAAATGATGGATGTTGCCGAAGAAGGCGATCTAAACATCTTGTTCATGAAATTCAACCGCAAAGGTAAATTTGTAGTAGTGCAGTCTGATAAGAAGACTTGGGTTACTGATCAATTTACATATTATACTTCTAAGGCTCATGGTGATTGGCTCTTAATAGAATTCGATCATTTTTTCAAACACAACAAAGACCTTCTTAAAATGTACTCTGGCCCAATTGACCCTAAGTCAACCGCAGTCTCAGACACTATTACCGAATAATTTTACAGAACCCTACATTGTTATGTTCGTAAGAACCTCCTTGAGGCCGCACCACTGCTGTATGCGTCTAGAACTGGAGTATGCGTGACCGTGAGGTCATGGAATACCGATAGGGCTCTCGTTAGGTAGGCGAACCCTAAATGAGTCTGTGATATACTCTGTCTTGATAATCACAGAACATGCGTTGCAGAGATGAAATAAGCTCACTACAGTCCCAGAAAACTTTACAGGGCAACCGGTAGCGATTAACAGCGATACGAGCTGGTTAGTCGGGGAACAGACAGCAGGATGACAGGCCATGGCAATGTCCAAGTCTAGGTAGTGCCTCTCAGGGGCACTACCATGGCTTCTAAACCGGCAATATTAATTAATAGATTGAATTATACCTTTACTCTTAAAAACTATACCGAAACGAACGAAGTGAGTAAGGTATAAGTTGTTCGAAGAACAACTCTTAAATAAAAACAGTTTTTAGAAGAATGGTAAATTAGATTTCTTAGTAACTTCTAAGTTATTTTCGATGATATCCGCAATAGCTTTGCGTTCGAATTCGGACATATTTAAAATATCCTCATAGGTAACTCCCCCTCTCATGTACCACGAGAGGGAAAGGGCGTTAGACTTGATGGTTTCTACATCTTTTTCGAATTGATCTAGCAGCTTCTTGATATCTTCGGCTTGCGAAGCAAGAAGCCTTATTCGAAAAAATCCGCTGGGTTCAATGTGAATTGTTGTTCGTACTTAAATTCGCAACTAGCACATTCCATTTTTAGTGGTTTTACTTCTGTAGATTGGCGTAAGAAAGCATTATAATCTCTAATCTGTAGATAGACATTTCTATCACAGTGTTGCAAGAAATCAAAGATAAATTCTTTTTCTGTTACAGTAGTACCTGGGGTTTCAATGCACTGAATTGAACTAGAAATTAATTCCATTGTGATGCGAGTGATTCTTTCTAATGCCTGATGGCTAACTTCACTTCTTTCATTTTCATCTTCGATTGAATTCAATGTCATGAACACTCGTTGTACTTCGAATTGAGTTGTTGCACCATCATTGATTTCTTTATAGGTAAGTGGCTTAAACTTAATTTTCAGATCACCAATCTCCAATGGAGTATCATATTCCCCTGGCTTCAGTGACGATAAAATTCCAATCAAATTGATTTGATATGTAGTTTGTTCTTGGCAAGAAGGACATGTTGATTCGATTTCTAGGTCTTCACCCCCTGATGCAGCTTTAATAGCGATAAGAATACTATCTAAATCAATACTATTGATTCTCCATGGGTCTTTGATTCCTGGAACACAACTCTTAATAAGTTCTGCAACTGCTGTGCCGTTGAAAAGTGCGTCGGGTGTTCTTGCAGTAATCTCATCAATTGCTGTCATTGGATATACTGGAAATTCTCCCGATTCTGGTAGTTCAATTACATCTGATGTATAATCTAATCCACCACTTGGCAGCTTAATATATACCGCTGGTCTTCTAAAATATTGCTTAAGTGGATTGTTATTCATATATTTTCCTCATAATTTATGGGTAATTTCCCAATACTAAATACATAAGATATTTAGTGGGTGCAAAATACCCTATAAAAAAACGGAAAAATTTATGGATCCAGAAGTAGTAGCACAATTAGAGCAACAGCTTAGAGAGCTATCGGATATGATAGCTAATCAAAACTCTATGATGAAAAATCAAATGGATGCCATGAATAAAATGGGAGCAAGCGCCCAAGCTGCCGGAAATTCTATTAAAAACTCAAGCGAAAAATCATCTACTGCAAATACAAAATACGCAGAAGCTCAAGAAAAGGCAACTGCTCAAACAAGCAAAAGCGAAATAGCAAGTAAAGCTTTAGCAGCCAGTATGGGAACATTATCTGCTAGTGTGAGCGGTCTTACAGGTGTATTTGGTTCTTTAGGTAGTAGCTTACTAAGTGCCGAACAGGGCATGTCCAAGTATGGTAAGGTAGCCGACGCCGCAGCAGGAGCTGCTGAAGGATTAGCCAAAAGTATTCCTATAGTAGGTGGAGCTTTAGGTGGTTTAGTAGGCGTAGTAGGTAAATTAGCTGCACAAGTATTTACTGATGGTATGAAGCTAGTCGATACCTTTGTTGGAATGCGTGATGGTTTGGTAGAAGTCGGTGGCGCATTACCTGTTACCGGTGAGCAACTTATTAAACTTGCAGGTAACGCAGGTTACTTTGGTGATAGAATGCAAATCCTCGGTAAGATTACTGCTGGGGTAGGAACTGGATTAGCAAGTTTAGGTCAAACGGCTGGTCAAGGCGCGACTAAGTTTATGGAATTAGCAGCAGTTACAGATGACACACGCCGCCAATATAGTAGAATGGGTATTTCGCAAGAAAGACTCACTGAAATGCAAGGACAGTATGTTAAGAGCCAAGAAGCATCTGGCTTATCTATGCAAATGCAAACTAGAACCGCTGCACAATTGAGAAAAGAAAGTCTTGCTTATGTAGATAATATGACAAGACTAAGTGCATTAACAGGCAAACAAGCTGAACAATTACAAGCTGAAAAAGATCAAGTGGCAGCACAGATCCAAGAAAGAATGGAAATTGTAAAAGAAAATGCTGAAATCAAAAGACTTAAGGCTGAAGGCCGCGGCGCGGAAGCAGCAGACATCGAAAGAAGACAGCGTGATCGCCAAGCAATGATGCAAGAAATAACTGCTGGCTTAGGTCCTGAATTAGCTACTCAAGCGATGAAAGTTATAAGATCGGGGTATTATGATAATATTTCAGCACCTCTAGCTAATTTAGGCATAGATTTTATCAAATACGGTCAACAAATAAAAGACGGAACCGTTGATGCTAAAGAAGCAGGACGAAACATAATCAGTGAGTATGATAAGAGTGTAGAACGGATTGGAACTGCATTAGGTGCCGGCACAGAAGCCTTAAATGAAGAACAATTTAGAGTATTTGGTATTGGTAATGAGGCTGTTGGTAGAGGTTTAACTCGTGCGGGTAAAAACCAAGAAGCTGCAAATACTGCTGCGGAACAAGGTATTCAGGATGCTAAAACACGACAAGATAATTTAGCTGATGCAGTAACAAATCTGGAATCTCAAGAACGTAAATTCCAAGAAGCATATCAAGAACAATTGCTTAAGGGTGTAATGTATCTTGCAGAAGCATTCAAAAATGTTGATCTATTCAATATAGTCGCTGAAAACTTTACAAGTATATTAAAAGGTTTAGGTGCTGCTATTCTAGGTGTGACCGCACTTTCGGGTGGTCTAGCCATAGGCGCCGCAGCACTTGCGGCAAGAATGGCTGGCGGCGGCGCTGCGGGCGCTGCGGGTGCCGGTGGCGGATTATTAAGAGGCTTAGGCGGCTTATTAGGTAAAGCCGGCGTAGTTGGTATGGCAGGCGCAGGCGCGTACGGAGCTTATAAGGGCTATAATGCAGATCCAAATGCAAGTTTCGGCAGTAAATTACTAAACGCCGGCAGCAGTGGATTAAACATGCTAAGTTTTGGGTTGTTAGGATCAAGCTCAGATGACATTGCAGCCAAGGCATTGCCGGCACAGCAGGCTGCATTAGCACAGCAATTACCGAGCCAATTTGTAAATCCCCAAATGGCTGGTATGTACAGCCGAGAACAGATTGAAGACTTAGCAGATGTTAAAGAAAGATATGCTCAACGTACTAACGTGCTTACCGAAGAACAAACTGAAGCAAACGATGCTTTAATTGGATCATCATCAAGATTAGATGTCACGCTCGAAAATACCAATAAATCATTGAAGCTATTTAAAGAATTAATAGATATGCTTAATATGACATTAGGCGGACCTGATGCTGTTAGTGGTGGAGGTAGCTCATCACCACTAAGCATGGGAGGCATGGGAGGCGGAAACGATCCTAACAAAATACTTTCAACCATCCGTCAAATGGAATCGGGTAATAGCTACACTGCACAAAATCCAACAAGTTCTGCTAGTGGAGCTTATCAGTTTATTGATAGCACTTGGCAAAGTTTAACTAAAAAAGCAGGTATAGGAACTGAATTTAAGAGTGCTAAGGATGCTCCGCCGGCAATTCAAGATCAAATTGCACAAATGCATTTGCAAGAGATTTTGGCTAAATCAGGAGGAGACATATCAAAAGTGCCTACTGCTTGGTTCACTGGTAATGTTCAAGGTAAAAGTTCAGCAGTAAGTCCGGAACAAGTACAAAAGTATGTGCAAAAATGGATGGGAATTTATAGCGGCATGCCTGGCGGTGGTATGCAAGGCATGCCAGGCATGCCAGGCGGTCAGGGCGGCCTCATCGGTTTGTTCCAGCAGATGGGCGGCGCGATGGGCAACATGGGCAACATGGGCGGCGGAGGCCAAACTGCTGCTCTAGCATTGGCCAGTCAATATCTCGGAATGAATGAGACTACAGATCGTCAAGCTATTGCAGCGTTTTTAAAAGCAGGCGGTGCTGGACTTGATCCGAAGGTAGAAGCTTGGTGCGCAGCTTTCGTTAATTCAGCACTACAACAATCAGGTATAAAAGGATCGGGAAGTGCTGTTGCAAATAGCTTCCAAAATTGGGGTATGGGAGTACCTGTAAATCAGGTAATGCCAGGAGATGTTGTATTAGAAACAAAAGGAAAAGGTCCTGGACAAACAGGCGGCCATGTAGGTCTAGGTACAGGAAAGTACGATGGCAAGAGAATAGGTATGCTTTCGGGTAACAGTGGCAATAAAGTAACCGATAAGATGATACCCGCCGATGGCGACGTTATGGTTCGTCGCGGCACAGCACCAATGGCAGAACGAGGTGGTATTTTAAGTGGTCCAGATACAGGGTATCCTGCGATACTTCACGGTACAGAAATGATAGTTCCTCTTAGAAATGGTAGAACAAATAATTCGAGAGCATCGGCCTTATTATCACAGATAATGAATACGACCGGAGAACGAGTAGGTGCTATTGGCAAGTATTCAAAAATTCAAGACTCATTGATGTCAGTAGTTCAATCCGAAACAACAAAAGCTATACAGACTATTAGTGAATCCAACAGTCCTATGCAAACAATGACAACTCAAATATCAAATAGTATGCGTCAGGTTATGGAAGCCCATAATAAAACTATGTACGAGCTAACATACAAACTTGGTGATATGATTGATGCATTGAACACAAGCAACGATGTAACGAAGAAGATTTTGAAAAAAGCTAGTGCCTAACGCTAAATATATCTGTAACTAAAAGAAGTCTATACATGTCATATAAAAAGAAATTTTTAAACAGAAGCGGGGTTTCAAGCCCTATCTCTGGAGTTAATAGTAATGCAGGTGCTTGGAATGGTCAAGGCGGTTCGTCCGACGGCTACAGTAACACTGAGTTTGGATACAAGAACTACATGTCCAGACTCCCAGAAGTCTATACAGGACATCCTAACAGAATCGAACGTTACAATCAATATGAAATGATGGATGTTGATGCTGAAATCAACGCTTGCTTAGATATTATTGCTGAATTCTCAACACAACGTAACGAATACAATAAAACACCATTTAGCTTTGAGTTTAAGGAAGAACCTACTCCTCACGAAGTGGAACTTCTTGGTAAGCAATTGCAGCAATGGTGCAAACTTAACGAGTTTGAT